ATTAATGGATAAAGAAAAAATAAAGAAACTATACAAAATTTGGAGTAATGATCTCTTAAAATTCATAACCGATCTATTACCCCATTATTTAACACATACAGTACCGGAATTTCATAAGGAAATCTATCATCTGGTACAGAATGAGAAGCGAGTGCTGATAGCAGCACCAAGAGGGTATGCTAAAAGTATGATTTGTAGCGTTTTTTACCCTCTCTGGTGTGCTTTATTCCATAAAAAAAAGGATATATGTATTATATCCGCTTCAGAGGGTTTGGCTATTGAGTGGTTGAGGAAAATGCGGAGGGAAATGGAGTCGAACCCTCTTTTAATAAAGTATTTTGGTGATTTAAAGTCTAATAAATGGACTGAAACCCACCTAATTCTTAATAATAAAGAAAAAACTAATATTAGAGCAAGGGGTTGTGGGGCTGCAATTCGAGGTTTTCGCCCTGATTTAATTATTTTAGATGATATTGAGTCAGATGAGTCGGTTGCTTCCTCGGAACAACGAAATAAACTCCGGACTTGGATCTTTAAAGCCTGTTTGAACACTCTTTTACCACATGGACAGTTTATTTGGATCGGAACGATCATATCACCCTTAGCACTCCTACAGGAGATGCTGGATAACGATAATAACTGGCATAAACGAAAATACAGGGCATATATAGATGGGGAGCAAAAGGAAGGAAAAGAACTCTGGAAATCACTTTGGAGTCATAAAAAACTCCAAGCAAGGAAAAAGGAGATCGGATCTACCGCCTTTGCTTCGGAATATCTTAATGATCCCATTCTTGATGAGTCTGCTCCTATCAAGCCTCATCATATTAGAATCTGGGAGAAACTTCCCAAACAGTTCTCTTGTGTCATTGCTGTTGATCCTGCTTATTCTGATGATGAGAAGTCTGATTATAAGGTGGCTGCTCTAGTTGGAATAGACCAAGATCAAAACAGATACCTAATCACTTACATCCGAACCCATCAACCATTAGGTGAGTTTATAGATGCAGTATTGAATCTATGGTTAGCCCATAAGAGTCGTATCACCGGAGTAGGAGTACCTATGTGTGGTACAGAAGCCGGGTTTTACCAAGCAATTCTCCAAAAGGCAGAGAGCCGAAAATTATATCCACCATTCATCGAGCTAAAAAATGTATTTAAGAGTGGTGCTGGGGCGACTATGAGGAGGAAATATGACCGAATCAAAGCTGCCCTACAGCCTTTATTCGAGGCAGGTAAGTATTATATCGGAGTAAACCATGAGGAAGCTAAGGATGAACTTTTAACTATCGGTGCTTCTCGATGGGATGACTTAGTTGATTCTATGGCTTATGCCGAACAAATCTTATCGCCTATATATTACGAGTACAAACAAGAGGATACATACTTCAATGATGAGGAAAAACTGGAAGATCATGGCGACACAGGCTATGGGATATAAGGAGTAAAGATGCCACTAAAGAAAAAAAGAAAGGAATCCAAGATAGACAAGGATCTAACTCTCTGTGATGACCTGATGAAAGAGATCGGGCAATCAGAGAAGCAGTCTATGACTTGGAGAAATAAGACCGATACCTATTATCGGTTGAGGATGCGGTATAAGAAAACTAAAAAGTTTCCGTACCCCGGATGCTCTAATTTACGATTACCAACTATCGAAATGTACATAAGGAAGATCAAGGCTGGTTTGGTAGGGCTTTACTCAAACATCAAGCCTCGGATGCAAGTTATTCCTCAAACTGATGCTGATTTAGAGAAAGCAAGAAAGATCGAAAAGTTCCTCGATTGGTTGGTGGATGTAAAAATGAAAGTCCTCGATACCCTTCTTTTGGTTACTGACAAGATGCTTGAGAGAGGGTTTTGCCTATTAAAGATTGACTGGGCAATGAAGGAACATACCTATACAGAATATTACGACATTAAAGATCTCCCAGTAGAGGAGGCTTTGTCTTTATACGATCCTTCAGTTCCGGAAGAAGAAGTTATTAAATATGCTATCCAAAAATTTAACATAGATACATCAGAAACAGTATTAGTTGACAATATAGAGAACTTAAAGAAAGCACTCGCAAAGTTTAGAGCTGGAAAAGATAGAGTTAAGATTACCTTGAAAGACGAAGTGTACCATGCACCGGAAATCTCACTTGTTGATCCTCTTTATTGTTATGTACCTACTGACACAGGTGTTGATCCCCAGAAAGCAAGATTCATCGTACATGAATACTTTGAGCCTTATGAGGAATTAAAACATAAAGGCAAAGAAGGGATCTTTGAAAAAGATGCGGTTGACAATATCGAGTATATGGGTTCAGCAAATCTCGATGCTCAAAAACTTGTTAAAGTAACCGAAGATGCCAAAGAAGGTATTGAGAGGTTAAACAACCCATCACACTTAGTCAAACTTTGGGATATATACACCCATAGAGATTTAGATGGTGATGATGTTGATGAGAAAGTAAGAATCATCATTGCACCGGATTTTAAACAAGTCCTTTACAAGCAAAGATTACCTTACGATCACCAGAAGTTTCCTTTCGTAAGATTCAACACAGAAATTACATCGGATAGATGGTATTCACCCAGAGGTATTCCAGAACATCTAGCTGACATCTCAAAAGAGATAGATGCTCAACATAACCAAAAACTAGATTCACAGACTATTAGAAATGCTCCGATGTTTGTTTTTAGATCAGGAGTTGTTAATCCAAGACTTGTTAAGTTCATTCCGGGGCAAGGTATTCCAGTTCCGGGCATGACACCTTTGCAAGATGCTATCCAAGTAATGAATAACAACAATCCTAATGTCGAATACTCTTATGAAAAAGAGGAGATGTTACTAAAGACTGTAATCCAAGAGTATCTAGGACAGATGGATTACTCATTACAGTCAATGATTAATAAAAGACAACCAAGGACTGCTTCTGAAGCTGGCATGCACCAGCAGTCTGCTTCACAGGTATTTTCTTTAGATGCAACTTTATTCACTAACTCGCTTACCGAAATGTTTACTCAGATCTTAGAACTCTGTCAACAGTACATGCCGGAGGAAGTATTTGCTTTACTATCTGGTAGTGAAGGAGTCGAACCTCTACACATGACTAGAGATGAGATCCAAGGTAAATACCACTTGGTATGCAGAGGAAACGATCAAAACACCAACCCTACTTTAAAAGCTCAGAAAGCAGTAGCAAGACTACAGATGCTGCTTAATCCAATCGTTATGCAGACAGGTGTAGTAAATCCGATGAATGTTTACAACATCCTTAAACGCTACTTACAGGATGATGGTGAGATGGCATGGCAAGAGTTGATCTCTCAACCCACACCGCCACCACCTCCTCCAGTAGATGTGAAAGTGAAGATGGATGATTTGACCGAGCCTGAGCAAGATCAGGTAGTACAGCGATTAGGAATAGAACCAGATCCGCAGGGAAGAATATTAAATGCAGAGATGGAAGATCAAAAAGACAGGATTGAAACAGGAATTGAAGTAGCAAAAGTAAAGAATGAAGAAAACAAAATCGAAGCGACCAAGGAAAAGGAAGCCAAAACAGCCAAAGCCAACAAGTGATGCACCTGAGCTAATTGAGTACATAGCTGAGGCAGATGCAGTAGCCAATATGACTCATACAGTCGGCTGGGGGATCTTAAAAAGGGATTTAGAGATCTATCGAGATGAGATAGGGGCTAAGTTAGCCTACTTATCTCCTAGACGACATGAGTTCGAGGAAGCAAGGATCACTTTTCAAGCTGCTGACAAGTTACTTGCTATGGTTGAAGATTATGCTGCAAACAGGAAAAACGCAATAGACTTCTTAGAGAGGGTAGATAATCCTCAAGAGAATTTCACCTTGGATGTAGATAACGAAATACCAGAGGGGCAGTACGATTATGATTAAGGAGAAACATGGGTAATTATATGTACGCAAACACAATCGATAACTTTACCGCTAATATCCTTCCGGCAACTCTAGCCTATGAAGGTGGAGTAGATAAGAATGAAGTCGGAGATAGCGGTATCTCTAATCATGGGGTAACTCAAAGGGCATGGGATGCCTATACAGCAGAAAAGGGTATGCCCCAAGGATCGGTAGAAGATCTCTCTTATGGTGATGTACGAAACTTTGCTTATCACGAATATTACAAGAAACCGCAACTCGATACATTACCTCAAAAGACTTCTGCGGTGTTGTTTGATTATGCTTATAACGCAGGTGTACCTAAAGCGGTAAGTAACTTACAAGACATAGTAGGTTCAGTACCAGATGGCATTATAGGCAAGAATACAAAAAAAGCAGTCGAGGAATATATCAAAGCTAATGGTGAAGATGCTTTGATTGCAGAACTTATAGATGAGAGGGAGTTATTCCTTCAAGACTTAATTGAAAATAATCCTGAGAAGTATGGCAAGTTTGCCCAAGGCTGGGGAAACAGGTTGACATCTTTGAGGGATACATATTTAACGCAGTAGTGCGTAAAACTACGAGGTGTTTTTATGGCTGAACAACAGCAGGATGTACTGCCTGAATCATCCACAGGCGAGGAACAAAAACAAGAAGGACAGCAGAAGGAACAGAGAAGTGCAGAAGATGTCGTAAAAGAAGTGTTTGGGGAAGGCGACAAGCCTCAACAAGAGCAGCAAGAAGGGCAAGAGCAATCCTCTGACTCTCCAGAGGTAAATTTCGAGAGTAAAGAGGTAGATGAGAGGGGAGTACCAGCCTTAAATGTGGCACAGGAGGCATTAAGGAAGATAAACCAGCTCAAAGATACATTACCTGATATGCTCAAACAAACCCTTACTGAACATTCGCAGACACAAAAAGAAAAGCAAGAGCCGGAATACAACAAAGCTCAACTGAAAGCATGGATTCACGATCATCCAGAAGCACCAACAGAGAATAAAATCTGGGTGCTTAACAAGATTGATGAACTGGAGAAAAAGGAAAGACAGCAGGAAATAAAAGACTACTACAGTCAGAACCAAAAACAAGCTACAGAAAATCAACTAAGAGGACAGGCAATGTCTGAAGTAGCAGCAAAATTTCCTCAATGTTTTACTAAGGATGGTGCTGGCAATCTTGATTGGGATTTAAACGATGAATTGACAAAAGAGATTGGAAAGTACATGAATAAGTATAAACATCTACAGGATAATCCGGAAGGTGTCTTGGCTGCTGCGAAAATGGCTGCTTATGATCTGGGTATAGCCCAGACTAGAACCTTGAAGAACAAGGTTAAATTAACAAATGCACAACTCAGAAGGGAACAGAAAAAACAATTAGTGTCAACAGATGGGGTACACCCTAAACAATCAACCAAGGCGGTAGAAGCTGAAAAGGCTTGGGCAGAGTACAAACGAACCGGAAGTCGAGATGCTTTTACCAGAGCAATGAAACTTAGAGGGCATATCCCTAACATAGAATAGGAGATTAAAGAATGGCAGGCGGTGCTTATGAGTTCGTAACCTACAACGCCACAGCAGGTGCAGCAGAGGATGTTCTGGATGTTATCACACAGATTTCACCAGATGAAACACCTTTCTTGACTCGTTTGGCAGTAGGTAGATGTTTCGCTAAATACCATGAGTGGTTAACCGACTCATTGGATAGCGGAACAGCAACAGGTGGAGCAGTAGCAGAAGGTGATATACCTTCAAACAAGGCTTTAACAGCTAGAGTTAGAAAAGGAAACTACACCCAAATTAGTGCTTACACTTTTGGTATCTCAGGAACACAACAGGCAATCACCAATTATGGTGTTGATAGTGAATATGCCTATCAGCTTGAAAGAGCTATGAAGATCGTAAAGATCTGGATGGAGCAAATTTGCTTAAACTCAACTACCTCAACAGGTGGTATGGGTACTGTTTGTGCAACTGGTGCAAGGGCGTTAAGAGGTGCAATAGACTCTATTCAAACTAACCGATTGACTGGTTCAGGTAATGCTTGTGCTTTAACTGAAACTAAGTTCAATGACATCTTAGAGGACATCTTTGATGCTGGTGGAAAACCTGATGTAGCTTACACAGGTGGGTACAACAAACGCAGAATTTCTAGTTTTGCTACCTCTAACACCAGATTCATAGATCCGGGTAAAGAAGGTCGCTTACGCAACTTCGTAACCATCTATGAGAGTGATTTCGGAACTATCGAAATCGTACTTGATAGGTATATGGGTGCAGGTCAGGTAGCTGTCCTACAACAGGATAAGTGGAAACTTGCTTACCTAAGAAAACCTAAAGTAGAACCTCTTGCAAAAGATGGTGATAGAACAAGGGCAATGATCGTAACCGAATACACACTTGAAGATCTCAACGAAAAATCAGCAGGTTTACTTTCAGCCTTTGCAACATCTGCATAGGTAAATTAATAGGGGGGGCTTTATGCCCCCTCTACTTTTAAAGGAGAATATGAGTAATTCATTTAATTTCAGAAATCCTGATCCCGGTGAAGTTCAGAGGATCAACTTAACCGCAAAAGAAAAAAGGATGCAGAGAGAAAAGTATGAAGTTCTCTCAAAGCTACTAAACAGCAAAGGAAAAGATGTTGACATCACTCAGAGTGAGATAGTCTTTGAAGCTCTCAATAGAGAGAAAATGGAGTTCGAGCAGATTCTAAAGCTGCACCCCAGAGATGTTAAGGATGCTTTAGAGCAGGTGAGGATTGATAGAGAGTTTTTCAAAGAGGGTACACATTGGAATCCCAATAGTAAAGCTAAGTGGGGTATTAAAGGGCATGTACCTTTATGTTGTTACTATGCTAGACCTCCAGAGTATTGGAAAAATAAAGATTTAATCAATAACTTTTTCAACAC